CCTTACATTCCTGTAATGGTACAGAGAACCATTGGTCCTAACGATTTCGCTCCTCGTGTTGGCTTGCTAACACGTTATGGTGTTGTTGACAACATCTTTGGTGCAAATCTTTATTACCACGTAATAATTCTGCAAGGTCTCGGTACTGCATTCACTCCGGGCACTCAGTCGGTGTACTTCTAAGCAATTAGAATACGCGAAAAAAAGAAATTAAATTTTTACCTGGTAAGTCCCAGGATCTTTAAAAAAGGGCATCTTGCGGTGCCCTTTTTTTTTGCTTCTATAAAAAAAATAAGATAAAAAGAATAAATAATTATATGCCATCATATGTATTTGATTTTGAAGTTTCTAATCCATTAGCAACGAATCCTAATTCGTTAAATGCTTCATTAACATCAAATAGTGTAACGGTTGATACATTTGGAACAAACGCAAATGCACTATTATTTGAACCTGCAACGACATTATTAAACGGTGTTCTTGTATCTCTTACAGTTAACGGTACAACCCTGAGAGTCGACACAGCTTATCACGGATCATTATTTGCAATAGCTTCTGGAAGAGAAACTAGTGTATTTACAGTAAATTCTGGTTCCGCAGCACAAACTGCAACTTATAATGGCTTTGATTCTGTAGGTCCTGAGGACAGAAGACTCTGGAATTTAAACGGTTAATTATTGCCGTACCGTTTTAGTAAAATACTTAAACTCATCAACAAGAGTCTTATCTAGTAAACTATAATTACTAGCTCTTGTTGGATTAATATCTATTCCACCGCGTCTTACATACAAACAACTAACCACAATCTCCTCAGGATTAAAGAGTTTAAATAAACGCATATATATTGTTTCACAGATTTCCTCATGAAAGTGACATTCGTCTCTAAAAGAAACTATATATTGAAGAAGGGAAGTCGGGTTAATTTCATACTTGCCCTTATAATGTATATATACGTCACCCCAATCCGGTTGTGATGTTACTCTGCAGTTACTTTTTAATAAAGCAGAATGAAATCTTTGTACTTTAGCTTCAGGAATCTCTATTGCAGATAGTATTGAAGGGTCTTCCGTATAAGACTTGGACTGTATCATTGTAACATCAATATTTGTTTCCAATGTCGGGTAGTCTTTATTAGAAAAGACTGGTGGGTAATAAAGATCATCAGAAATTGCTGCAGCAGATCGAACATAAACTTTGACTTCCGTTTCAAGTAATTTAGACAAATCTCTTGCAATTGTATTTTGTAATTCCATTAAAACATGAATAATATTACCTTTAAATACCTGCATATTAAAAGAATTCATATACAGTTTAATAGACTTAGATTCGACAATATATTTGTTTCTGCAAGGATAAACAATCTTAGCTATAGCTGCAATTGGCATGCCTTCCTGTGTTAAGCAAGAAACTTCATAAGCATTCCAAATATCATACCCACAAAAAGGTACAAGACCGTTGACGCTATCATCATTAATGCCTAGATGCTTTCTGTTATTAATTCTAGGCTCTCGTACTAAAAGTGATGGATCATAAGTAGACTTATAACCAGTTATTTTGCCTAGATGTTTTGAAATATTACTATTATCTAATACCTTGTTCATGTAATTTAATTTTAATCTGTTCCATACGTTCTTCAACTGTTCCTTTTAAAATAGTTACCTTATCTTTCCATAAAAATTGATTTAAATAATAATTTTCATATTTATCAATAATTGCATTTCGAAAATCGACATCAATACTTCTTTCACCGTCATCGACAATTTCAATCTCATTAGGATCAGGATAAAAAATAATATCATATTTAGAATAAAACCTATACCAATAATGTGTTGCTTGCTGCCATACTTGCACCGTCACTAATTTTTTATCATAAAAATATTCTGTATAAACTAAACCATCCAATAAACATCTATCATGCACTATACCTTTACACCACTTATCCATAGATACATTATTAAACAAATTCTTTAGTTCCTCGTTTATAATTAACAATTGAGTTATATCATTAGCACCCTCTTCATTAATCTGTACATTACATTCATCTCTTATCTTTCTTGTAACTTCGTCAATATAAAAAAATTTGTCAAATATACCCCCACTACTTCTCATTTTCTTAAGTAAAGTAGTTTTACCTGAACACTGAGGACCAGTAAACGTAATGTGCATAGCTTATTATAATCTATTAAATTACTTACACCACTTCTTTCTTTTTACTATCTCAGCAATAATACAATAAACAGAAGTATCTCCAAAAGCATCGAAAACCGGTTCATTAGCAGTTTCAAACGTCTTTTTTCTTAAAACTAAATTTATTAGTCGTTGTATCTTATCGTTCAATCTTACAACAATAGCAGAGATAGAGGCGTTAATATCTTCTTGTTTTCTTAATTCTGATCCTAAAGAAATATTATGAGGCCCATAATCAAATTGTTTTTTACAAAACAGTTCGTATTGCTCTCGTTGTATTTTTTTAAATTCTTCACATGTTTCCGGATAAGTTGACTCGACTGAGGTTATAAAGGAGTTTTCCATAAAATGCTAAGCCTTTATACCATATTGAACATTTGTTAATGCAGATAAATTTATACCACCTGCATAGCTTATTGCACTTTGAAGATCCTGTTTAATCTCATCTATCTTTTCAAGATAAGTAAAATTATCCGTCTCCATTAATTTCATTGTACCTTCTATATTTTTTTTATCAACTTTATTATGTACGCTTGCCGAACCATAATATTGCTTATACCGATGGCCTTTTTCATCGCGAACCACGGGTGCAGGGCTATCCGTACATGAAGCAAATATTGATCCACACATAACCATAGAAGCACCAGCGACTAATGCTTTTGCTATATCACCATTGCAACGTACCCCACCGTCTGCAATAATAGGTATATTTGTATCTTGTGCACATTCCTGAATACATGTAAACATGGGATATGTAAAGCCGGTCTTATCTTTAGTAGTACATGCATAACCCCCACCTATTCCAACCTTTACAGCATCTGCACCTGCTGAATGTAGATAATTAATTCCTGCAGAAGTAGCTACATTACCGGCAATAATTTTTGTTGAAGGGAGATAATCTTTAATAATTTTAATTTGATCAGCAACTTTAGTGTGATGACCATGCGCAACATCAATAGTAATAAAATCTACTCTCATTCCAAAACGACTGATATTTTTTATTAAAGCTTTATCCTTTTCTTGAATACCTACGCTTATAGAAATATTATTAAATTTATCTTCTATTGCGTCTTTTATAAAGCCAAAAATATCAACATCAAACCGGTGCATTATGTAAAAAAGAGAATGCTGATCTAAAAGTTTGCATATATCGTAATCCACGCAACACTTCATATTAGAAGGGAATACAGGCAAACTAAAATCTTTACCTAAAAAATTTACAGCGGTATTAATTTTTGAACGACTCTCTATAGAGGAGTGTTTTGGAATTAAAAAAATATTACTGTAATTGTAGCTTATCGATGTCATTATCTAGTATTTTATATGCTTTAAAAAAACTAATCCACAAATCTAATGCTACGACTCTCAACTTTTTATAAACGTCATCCAGCGTGCATTGTTGTATATCTACGCCTTGACTCATTAAAATTTCTCCCTCATCGACTTCCGGAATTACTTTATGAATAACACAACCCGCATGCTTATAATTCTCTTTAAAAGCTCTCTCTTGCGGATTAAATCCTTTCAGAGAGGGGTACTTATTAATTAATCCAGGGTGAAGATTATATATTTCATACTTACTACAAATTTCTTTTGGTATAATTCTAAGATAACCATGTAATGTTATAACAGGATTATTATATTGAGATAGTATATTTTCATATGATTCTATTGACGGTCTTCCTGGCAACATATACCAAATTGTCCTATTTAGTTTATGCTCTCTAAACGTAGTCGTGCTAAAAAGTTCTTTATTAATACCATCAGTTTTATGTCGATTAGTGATAATACCGTCTGGATAGATTTCTAAAGCTTTACAAATATCGTTTATTTCAGTTCCAGTTTGCGAAAAAAAGGCAATCCAAGGTCTCATCTACGAATAATCTTACGAAACATTTTTAGATTATAATTTAATAGATCTATTTGCTCGAGTGTTAATTGATGTTCCATCATATCCGCAAGTTTTGCATTCGGCTTAATATATAAGCCAAAATCTGCATCATATTTTAAATTATGCATAGCGGCTACTACCGGATTACTCGTATCACAACTTACTATATTATATACATTTGTATCGACATAATAACGAAATTCTCTAGCTAACGAACACCCTAAAAGATGATGAGGTTTATTCCACTCCCAAACACCTTTTTCTATTAATTGTGCTATAAATCGCTGTCTACCAGAACAAAACCTTTCTAGTTGTGATACACCTTCTCCGGTATATTCATAATAACTAAAATCAAAACTAATTGCAATCATGTCTGCTTCTGAAGACATAAACTTATAACAATTAATTAAATCATGCCATGTTTTACCTTGTACTGCACCTATAGATCTACATGAATGACTATTCTTAAGGGATTTAATTTTATCATTAAAGTTAATATAACTCTCAACAGTATCACCTGCATTTTCAAGTACATCTGGTACAATAAACATATTTGGCTTTAATTCTAAAGCATAATTATAAAATTTTTCACTATCAAAAGCAGTACCGAGTTCAAAAATTGAATTATCTAATAATACCTCTCTATTATAAGAAGTCTTAGAATTCTTAAAAAAATTATAATATTCAGGATACCTATCAAACAGATGCACTAAAGCGTAGTCAAAATCATTATAATTTCTTGATTGATCCAATAAAACTAAGGGAGATTCGTGCGATACTTTCATAGCATAATAATATTATAAATGTAAATATAATATATCAACATGAAAGAACCACAATATTTTGGTAACTATTTAGGGATAGTTGTTCAAAATAATGATCCATTAAGACAAGGTAGAGTAAAAGTTTTTGTACCGCATATATCCCCTACTGTATATAGTAAGTGGAATGAAGTTGTTAAGGATAAAAAATTTAAATTTTTAGGAAAAAATACGTTTAGCGATTTGACAGACATTTTAGAAGATCTTAAAAAAATATTACCCTGGGCAACTCTGGCAACACCTCTTGTAGGGGAATCGAGCAGCGGAAGATATAACAGCTATGTGAACGCTGGTTCTATAAGTGATTCTAGTACGCTAGATTCTTTCGTATTAAACTTATCAGGAAATGAACCTGATCCTAATTTAACTGAATATTCTCAGAATACAGATAATATAGGAGAAAAGCCAGGTAATATATATGATATTGGTTACTATAAGTTAAAAGATGCTTTCAGTGACCCGGCAGAACATAAAGCTAATGTTATTAATAAATTTAGTTATAATTATACCCCGGAGTGTTATAGTAATTGTGCTAAAGGCAGTTTTCCTATTTTAAGTGTGGGAGCTCATGTTTGGGTTTTCTTTAGAGCAGGAGACCCTATGTATCCGGTTATATTTGCTTCTTCTATGGGCGGTCAAGACTATAGGAGCATTTTTGATATTACTACAGCAAATACTAATATTTCCTCTATTAAAGATTTAGGAATAGATTACCCAGGCGAGTTTGAAAATGATCCATTACCATTAACAGAAAATGAAGAGACCGGTAATATTGAAGGTGGTGAATATAATATCAATACAGAGACTTATAGAAACAAATATGTAATAAATCAAAAAGGTGGAACTATTTCTTTCGTCAATAGTGACAACAGGGAGACTTTAAAGTTCACCCACTATTCCGGCTCATTCAAAGAATTTAATAATCTTACAAATATTGAATTTGCAGCAAGTAACGATCAAAAGCTTGTTTTAGGCGATCAATTTCTTACTGTAAGAGGTACAAGAAATGAATTTACTGAACTCGATTATGATTGTATAGTAAAAGGTGATCGTTATAAAAAAATAGGTAATTTAAGAGCAGAAATTTTTAAGTTATGGAAAAATGTTTATGAAGGTAAGTCTAGCAGTATATCCCAAGAAGAAGTTAGTTACTTTGAAGAGCTTTATAAACGATATAATAAGCTCAACAGTTCTATAGTTGATTCGCAGTTACTAAATAAAAATGCTAAATCTTTTGTAAGCGGATTAGCATCAGAAAAAGATAGTATACCAGATTTAAAACAACTTTTTGAAATTCAAAGATGTGATTCATATGAAAATTCTTCCGGTATAAGATTAACTTCATCATTGCAAAATAAAAACGGAGCAGCAGCTCCTTGCCCGGTTTGTAATACTGCAGAAACAAATTATTTCGTTTATAATAATAAAACTTTTGATGATTATATTAATATAGTGTTTCCATCTGTTGCTGATTCTTCCGGAGATTTTATCTTTGGTAAAACATTTGATATTTCTAGTTTAGTTCAGAGCTTACGAGATATTGGTACTATAGGCAGCCCGGAGCTAGCATCTGCTTTATCTAATCTGGGGTTTGATAATGGTCCGGGTAAAATATTTGGAATAACGTGTCCTGCTTGTGGCGGCTCGGGAATTAGTCCTAGCTCATTTGGCGGAAAATATACAACAGATACAAACAAACAAAAACTTAAATCTATTTATGAACAGAAAATAAAAAAATTGGCAGAAATTGAAAAATTAATGGGCCTTGGTGGTAGCGAAATTATTGATATTACAAAGCATAAAATTGAAACCATTGGAATGGTAATGAATGATTCAAGTGCTATCCGTGTAGATATGAAGGGTAAGATGTTTATTTCTGATGTAGTGGTTGCGAAGTATGGATGTTTCTATAATAGAACACCCACCCCGTTAGTAGAATTAGTGCATGTTGATGATTATCCGGGGGGTAATTATACATTGAATGTATGTAATAGATTTAATGTATTAGTAGGTGCAGGAGGATTGAACTTGAAGAGTTATGGTGTCGTGAACATAAGCGGGGCTATGACTAACGTTGCAGGTGAACAAGTTAATGTTTCAAGCGAATTAGAAACTAATATAGATGGTGGAAAGAGATTAAGCTTAACAGGAGATGTTGTTAGTATTAAAAATAGAAATTTAGGTCAAGTAGTTATAGAGGGGTCTCTCGGTATAACAAATAATGTTGTTGTACAGGGTGGGCTTCATGTAGAAGGAGAGCTTACAGCTAATCATATCACAATACCCATGGAAATGCAGGGTACTGAACAAGCTAAAGTCTTTGCTCGCCCCACGACAGATGTTGCAAATCTTAATGGTCTATGTACCGGATTTGGTGTACTATTAAATTCACCCCCTATACAGGCACCGGGTGCGTTTGGTGAAACCGGTTTATGGGAATATAATCCTGCTATGATTGATACAGGTGCACCTTGGATTGGATTTACTGATGCACAGAGAATTTGTGGAAGACTAATACAAGAATTACCTATAGGCTATATTAAAACCAATACGATAATTAGCGTTGGAAAAGATCCACAGGGTGGCGTTGTTACTGTTGTTAATATAAATGATGTACCAGTTTATGCATCTTCAACTGGACAGCCGGGCGGAGGTGATACGCCTGTATATGGCAGTGGTGTGGGTTCTGCTGGACAATGGTCTCCTGTAGGTGCAGCGCCGTATGATGGGTGTATTAAAGCGGTAAAATCTGCATTTACAAATATGCCAGACGGTTCTATTAACGCAACTCCCGCGCAAATGAACGTGATGTTATTTGGTACGGGTGCTTCTTCTGACTGTATTCAGATTGAACCGCATTCTCATATGTTTAAAGGAGTTGCATGTTCGCTGCCTGAAACAAATTCCGGTGTAAGAAATAAAATAATAGGAATAGCTGGACCTATTAATTGTGAGCCAATTTCACACGGAAAAAAATAATTATTTCTTCTTTTTCCAATTATCCCTATGACGGGTTACCCAATCAATTAAAGCCCTTTCAAAACCTACATCACGCCCTTCACGTTCTGACATATACCATTTATTTTTTAAAATTTCTTCTCTTTCCTTTAAAAAATCTTTATAAAGATTTGTATTTTTAAATGCAAGATCATCGCTCGAAAGAGCATTCATTACATAAGTATTTATTCATAATAAAAACAATATTCTACTGTACACTAGTAGTCTCTAAGACTCCCACCGTCCCACCCCTAGTGTACTACGTACATTACTCCTTCTAAATTTTATTTATATTTGATTAGATATTTTTTCTTTTAAACTATCAAAAAAAATAGTTTTTTCTTCTAAGGCTTGAAGTTTTAAACTTTCTAAAATTGAAACGAGAGCATGGACTTTTAACATTTTTAAATGTTCAACTTTTACATCTACTCCTAGTGGTGATAAGATTTTATCACCAATAAAAAATAAAATAGATAATTCTTCTTCTGTTAAGCTTCTTATGGTATCAGATAAAATCATTATAGTTTTATATCTTCAAAAACATCGTCTGCTATACTTGTATCTCTAGCACCGATTTTATATGCGCTAATTTCTGTTTCCTGTGGTGCTACTTGTACCTTGCTGCTATCTAGATAACTATCTAACCATCCTGAAATAGGGTTAGTCTTTTCATTAAAAATCTTTTTATATCCTAAAGAACGAAGTCTGTTATCACACAACCATTTTGCGTATCCACCTAAAACATCAGCATTTAGACCAAGTAATGAGCCCTTGCTAAAAAGATATTGAGCCCATTCAATTTCATTCTTAGCTGCTTGCTCATAAAAAGCATATATCTTATCTTCACTCTTTTTTGCAATTGATGTAAATCCTTCTCTATCTTCATCTCTTAGTATCTTTAATAAATTTTGAGTAATAGCAAAATGCTGTGATTCATCTCGTTGAATAAATTTAATAATTTTTGCATTACCTTCCATAATTCCCCGATATCCAAAATAAAACGAACATGCAAAGCTAACATAAAATACTAAACCTTCCATTACGTTAACAGAAAGTATGCAATCAAATATTTTTTGCTTAATGTCTTTTTTTTCATCATTTCCTAAAATTTTATCGAAATTATCTCTAATTAATTCAGCACGAGAAACGATCTCTTTATCTTCCATAATACTATCAAAAAATGCTGATGCATCCGGGTGTACGTTATTTAGAAGATAAGAATAGCTATAACTATGAATACCTTCAAATCTCTGCCAGGTATTCATACATATCTCTAGCTCAGGATTTGAAACATAATCTTTTAGTGAATGTATAGATCTTGAAAGCATACTATCTCCGAGCGTTTGAAATTTTAAATTAGTATCAAATACAAAGCGTTGTTCTCCCTCTAGTTCTTTATAATCATTTCTATCTTTTTGTAAAGAAATTTCATGAGGCCACCAAAAAAATTCTTCTTGTTTTTTAAACAATTCAAAAAATACCGGATACTTAAACTTGTCATAGCGTTGTAGGTTTAATTCTTCCCCAAAAAATAAAGGCTGCTTTGTATAGTCTATTTTTTTTCTATTTAAAACAGTTTTCATTTAGTATAATATTTATAATTTACATGCACCGCTCGAGCAGTCATTTTCAGATTTATCTAATATCTGTTCTTTATCTCCGTCATCCGTATTATTATAGTATAGACTTATTAATCCCATACTATATGCATACAAAATTTCTTTCATGACTTTGCTATCTGGTAAAACATTATTTTGATAATGGCTGTAATTATAGTATATGTTTGTGGAAATTGCCATATCAATATATTTTTGAATAATAGAATTTACATTAATAATACCGGTGTTATCTTTAAAATTATAACACAACTCATAGTTATTCTCGTATTTACCTATTCCAGGAACTAAAACTGGTAGTTTACCGGTTTTAGATGTCTTAAAAGTAATTAGTGACCGTACAGGTTCTATTCCATTTGTCGAGCTTTGAATGACTGAGCTAGATTCACACGGCATGCAACAAGATAATGTAGAGTGTCTAAGGCCGTATTTTAAAATATCTTTTTTTAAGCTATCCCAGTCGAGAGCTAATTTTCTTTTACAAATATCATCAACATTCTTTTTATATGTTTCAACTGGTAAAATGCCTTTTGAATATTTTGTTCTATTAAATTTTTCGCAAGCCCCTCTTTCTTTTGCTAATGTTAAGCTGGCTTTTAAAAGATAGTATTGAAAATGTTCCATATATTCATCGAGTACAGAGAGGGTGTTTCTATTATTATAAGATAAATCGTTCTTTGCAAAATATGCAGCAAGATTAGTTATACCAATTCCCAAGCTTCTTCTTTTTTTAGCAAAATTTTCTGCAGCAGGATTAAAGTATTGCTGTATATCTATAATCTCCTCCAAAAATCTAACTACTAATTCGCATGTCTTTTCTAAGTCTTTCCAATCTTTAATTTCAAGCATATTGATAGCTGATAAAATACACATACCAATTTCTGCGTCCGTATCTTTAAAGTCGCTTAAAGGGATAGTAGGGTGAATGACTTCTGTACATAAATTACTCATAGTTACTGTATCCAGCCATGCTCCATGCTCGTTAGCACTATCAACATTTAAAATATAAATTCTGCCCGTTTCGACTCTTTCTTTAATAATAAGAGAAAATAATTTTCTAGCAGAGATTTTTTTCTTTTGTTTAATTTTTTTGTCATTTTCGCATTCAACATAAATAGAATCAAATTTCGATGTTCCCCATGCATTTGTTAGTTGAGGCACCGAATGGGGACTGAATAAAGTTATATCTTCGTTTTTAATCACTCTATCATAAAAAAGTTTTGAAAGACCAATAGTATAATCAAGCTTACGAACCCGGTTATCATCTGTACCTGCATTATTCTTTAGTACCACAACATCTTCTATTTCGTAATGCCAGAATTGAATATTTGTGGTGGCTGATCCACCTCGTAACCCGTTTTGCTGCCAAGCTTTTACGGAAGCTTCAAAAATTTTTAAAAAGGGTATAATTCCAGTATGGACTACTTCACCATTATTAACACTTGAACCGATTGCTCTGATTCTAGAGACATCAATACCAATGCCACAGCGACTGGCTGTAGCTATGGAGACCGCGGTGCCACTTGCCGTAATAGATTCTTTATTATCGTCTACACCGATCAGACAGCAGCTAGCATACATTTTTGAATTTGTTCTTACGCCTGCCATTATAGGCGTCGGTAAATTAATCTTATGCTTAGAAATAGCATTATAGAATCGTCGAACATACTCGATACGATGCTCTTTATCGTAATTAATAAACGCATAGCAACTAATTAAAATATAAGCGAATTGTGGTGTTTCATAAATCTTATCCGTTACTCGATTTTTAATTAAATATTTGTCGCATAACTGCTTTATACCTGCGTAGGTAAATAAAAAGTCGCGATCATGATCTATAAATTCACCAATTTTATTAATTTCATCTTCGCTATATTTTTCAATTATAGCTTGGTCATATATTTTTTTTCTTAACCCAGCATGTATAATATCAAGAAGTCTCTGCGCCACTCTACCACCCCAAACATCTTTACGGAGCTGATAATTTAATAATCTGCTAGCAACAAATTGATAGTTGGGTGTTTCAAGATTAATTAAATTTGCAGCAGATTCAATTAATACTTGATGTATTTCTTTTGTAGAGATATTTTCTTTAATGTTAAGATTTGCATTTATTTCTACATCAGAAAGACTGACACCGTCAATACCGTCTATAGCCCAATTAATAACTTTATGAATTTTTTCTATATTAAATTTTTCGAGATTACCGTCACGTTTCTTTACAAATATTTGTTTATTCATGAGCCGTAAATTAAAAAATTATTTATGTAATTTTTACTGTAAATCTTAAGCATCGTAATATTTTTTTATTACAGTATGCAAAAAATTATTGTTTGATGTTTGATAAAAATTTTTATTACTTAAAACATAAATAACAGGATAACCTACACCTTGAAAAATATTTACCTTAGAGTTGTCGAGCAATGAAAAGAGCTGTTCTTTATTTAAAAACTCCTTAGAAATTTTTTCAATACACTCACTATCAATAGGGTAAATCCCTTTTTGTAGGAAAGCAAAACAATTATCACAAGTTAAATTAAAACGATTTAAGATATTTTTGTATATATTAAGATTTATATTTTCAGCTGAGGTGCAATTTAAATTTTCTAGCATTGTAATAAAAGAAATAATTTGAGGTTTAATACTTAGTTTAATGCCACGAAAAAATTTTGGCATCATAGTTTCGCGTGGAACAAAATGAATAATATCGCTAATATTAAAGTCTTTCTTAAAAATTAGTCTTTTTTGATCGTAAAGATTTTTTAACTGAAATCCTAATAATACAACCGGATAATCACTATCACTAAGATACGAAAATGAATCTATATCTAGCGGTTCGTTAGATAACTCTACATCAAGTAGCTCCATAAAAGGATTATATAATCCTAACTGATCTTATCCACCGATTCTTTTAAAAAATTCTGTTAAAAATAAAACAACTAAAGATGTTATAGACGCTAATGCAGCTGTCGTAATAGCTGTACGGTGATTAAAGGAATTATTAACTACATTTCTTTTTAATTCAAATTCTTCTTTTATCTGCTGAGAAAGATGATCAAACTTTTCATTTACTATATTTGTAATGTTTTCAAACTTTAAATCAATTTCCCTCTCAAAGCTTTTAAATTTAGATTCTACTGTATCTGTTAATGAGGTTATTTTGCCATCTAATTTTGTTACTTGGTTTGTAAGTGATGGCGAACCGTTTCCATGATATACAGTTTTATAGACGTGTTCTAAGTCTTTTTGGAGCTTAGTAATATCTATACTAGGTGTTTTTTTACGGCTCATTTTTTACAAGAAAGGAATATGATAAGATACCCCGAGGGAGTGAATATACTTTTCCACGGGTTGCACCGGATTTCTCTTTAACAACTATAGTCATCTTATCTTGTGTAACTACAGGTCCATTAACTATTTCTACATTACCTAAGCTTAAGCTATAAGTTTTTATGCCCTTTATAACATCAAAAACATTTATAGTATTTTTTCCTGCTAAAACAGCAGAATAAAGTTTTGTCATATTGATAATTATTTATGTTGGATATCAAGTAAAAACAATAAATATTAAAAAATATGGCTGATACAATTACCAAAATTTTAATTCGAAAAGGGTTAGATAGTCAACGCAGAACAGCAGACTCAACAGGTATTATTTTTAGCAGCGGAGAGCCAGGTTGGTGCTATGATACAAACAGATTGTTTATAGGTGACGGGCAAACAGCTGGCGGCTTACCGGTGGGCAGTCAATTCATAGGTTCAGTTCAGCAGTTTTACGGCGGTATTAACGGCTTTACAAACGAAGCTTTAGAAGTATTTAATGATAAAGGCGCCACTTACGGTGATATCATTTACGATAGAGATACTAGAGCTATTTTTGTACTTACCGCTTCTAGTAATTTTCCTCCACTCACATCTGAATTTATAAAACTTGATGTTTCGCCTTTACTAGATCCAGATCATCTCGAATATGATTCGTTAAGACAAATACAAATAAAAAACGGCGGTGTCGGTCCTTATCAACTAGCTTTCGGGGTTGTAGATGGTAATACACTTACAAAAGCTTCGTTTAGCGACCCAATTTCAATTGCTAATTCAGGTGTAACGAACGCAAAATTAGCTAGAATGAATCCTTTTACAGTAAAAGCCAATCCTTACGCAACATCAAACAATCCTTTTGATATTTTAGTTTATCCGAGAACAGTTATAGGGAGAACAGCATCATCAATTCTAACCAGCTTTTCATTTGATACAATATTAGCTGAATCCTCTCTTGCTGGGCAAAATGGTATAATAATTGATAAATCAGGCGCAAACTTTACAATACGTATAGATTCAACAAAAATTGCTTTAGGTTCAACCGCAATAAATTTATATAAACCTACAACTGTTAACAGCTCTTTAAGTGTTACCGGTAACATTTACGCTACCGGGGATATTATAGCATACACAGCATTATCAGATAATAGAGTTAAAGAAGATTTAAAAACTATAGAAGAACCCATAAAGAAATTAAACTATATTTCTGGTTATGAATTTAAATTTAATGATAGAGCACCAGAGCACCTTAGAGACAGACATGCATACGGTTTAATAGCTCAAGAGCTTAAAGAGATATTACCTCATGCGGTTGAATATAGAGATGAGTATTTAGGAATTAATTACGAGCAAGTTATACCTTTATTGGTTGAATCTATTAAAGAATTAAAAAAAGAAATAGAAGCTTTAAAATGCGATTTAACGAACAAATAAAAAAAATTTTAGAAGATTTTAATATACTACCCTATAATCAGAATGCTGACAACATGGGACCAGATATAGGTATGACTACCGGGGATATACAAAATACTTTTCCCAGTAAGCAACAGGCATTAAAGATAAAGCTACCTAAAAAAATTAAGAAGAGAAAAAAAGGTTAGCCAGACTCGAGACTCTGTTTTTAACTTGAGTAGCCCATTTACTTTTTAATATTTCTTCTCCTGCAAGTCTGTAATCACCATTTTCTATATATTTTTTTGTATTTACAAATTTGCTTAGCCGGGGATAACCGAGATTAAAAGACATATCAAGAACAGCTAGCTTTATATTTCTAGGCAAGCTATCAAACTGAGGAAGATATCTCTTAGCATCACTATATGCAGTTTTAATATTTATCTTAAAAAGAGTAAGTACTTGCTCGTCACTTAATTCCTCTTTTCCTAAAAGTAAATTATTATAATTACCGCCAATTTCTTTAATAAGGCGTTTTGCATCAGGGCGCGTCATATTAAAACCTATTCCTATAGTCGGAATACCAAGTGAGTCGGAATAAATCTTTTTTCTATATCCTTCATGCTGCTTTAATAGAGAGAGGATATCATCAAAAGTAAGCTTGGTGTCTTCAGCTTTTTGAATCAACGCAGGTGGATCTGGAGGAAGATCTATTTGCTCTAATATTTTTTTGACAATATTATTGTATCGCACCAAAATATTTAATTAATAACTGCTACTTTAACTACTTTGGGATTGCGATTGGCAAACAACATTGCATCTTTTTTGTGTTCAAAAAACACATCAATAACAGGTAATTTACCGCTAGAAGCTTTCTTGGACACTACCGCAGAGCCTGTATCAACTGCCTTAACTACACCAATATTGGGTATAATAACTTCTTTTCTATAAGGTATAATTTTTGGATCAACAGCAATAGATTCACCTTGCTTTAGCGTATAGCCTGTAGAACTTTTTTTCTTAGATGAATAATAATCTGTATCCCCACCTTTAGCCCAATAAACAGTTAGTCTAACTGTTAGAATCTTAAAACCACTATTATTTGTTTTTGGAATAAAATCATCTCTATAAATTATACCGTCGGGTTTTATCTTTATTTCTTTTGCTAAAATTTTTCTTTCTTTTACCGGTACAGATTTTAATTCTGTTTTTAAATCCTTAACAGTAAGTTCCTTTTCCTTGTAATCCGTCAAACAAAATGATGTTGCTGACAGCGTTATTATGGTTACCAGTACTAGTAGCTTGTGTAGTTTGTTTGTTGTATTCATAAAAAAAATAAGGCCTAGAATGGCCTAATAAATAATTAATTATTTAATAAATTATATCGTATTCCCAGGGAAAGTCAAGCCATATTTTTTTGTCAAAACCTTTAATAAAACAGTCTGGCACAAAAGAAGTTTTGTGTTTTATATAAAGAGTTGCATAATAAACATTTCTTAAATTACATTTATCTAGAATATTTTTTGCCATATAAAGAGTGCCTCCAGTATCGGACAACTCATCTAAAACAAGTACATTTTTATTTTTAGCTTCTTTACAGAAATTATTTCCAAGTTCTTGAATAATGACAATATTTTGTTTTTCTTTATTGCTATAACTTCTCATTCCTAAATTATAAACATTTTTTACTCCGAGAACATGTGATGCTATAGAAGCGGGTACCATAGCCCCCCGTCCTAAAAAAACAATAATTTCTGGTCTAAAATACTGATTTATTCTGTAAGCTAAATTATACGAATCAGTAATTACGGTTGGCCAATCGATTTTTATTTTGTCCACAATTTATTATATAGAAAAAAAAGCTATTTACCAGCCAATTTTGCAATAGTAGGTTCTATTTGTTTTATTAAAAATAATATCGTTTTATAATCCTCTAAAGAACCGCTTTGTGCTTTTACATGTATGGTTTTAATTTTATTAAGTATCTCTCTTTTAGCAGGCTCTTCTTCTTGCTCCTCTCTACTAAAAGCATAGTCCATAACCCTGTAATTATAAGGTGAATCCTTGGTAGCAGTATGATTAATACCTTGAGCATACCCTTCAAATATGGCTTTTATATCTAAATTCACTTAAGTATTTATGTGGACGAAGAAATTAAAAAAAGAAAATTATTGGCTAAAAAAATTATTAAAAACATTTTTTATTATAAATTATGTGAAGGGTGTGAGTCGGTTATATTTGTTGATTCAATATTTTGCCCCGTGTGCCAAGGCTATAGATTTGATTATGATTTAAACAAGATTGAACAGGCAGTTACTATTCTTTCTAATAGAAAACAAAAAACGCAAACTATGGAAGATTATGATGAGTTATTTTAATGTACGTATAGTTTCATTTAGGTGCTGAGAGTAATAGATAACCTTTTTCATAATCTCTTCTTTTTTTACACCTTTTGTTTTTTTTGCCTCTTGATATAAATCAAGAACAAAATTAGCGGTAATACGCTTATACTCACTTTTACCACTCATAATAATATTTAATTTTATTCTAGTTGAATTATGATTCAAGGAGAATAATATAATTATATGTCAAATATTAATCCTCTTACAGTACAAGAACACGTCGCAACATTCACCGAAGAATTTGAAAAATTTTCTGGTGGGAATAATTCGGCCGGTACCCGAGCTCGTAAAGCCCTTCAAGAAATTATTAAGTTTTCCCGGGACGCTCGTAAAACAATTCAAGAAGAAAAAAATCAAAGAAAAACAAAAAAGTAATATTATTTCTTTAATCGCTTTTTTTCATTACGGTGTACAGACGCCATTGTCTGTATAATCTTAGTAGCTGTGTCAAAATCTTGAACGATTTTGTATATCAGCTCTACAATATCGTATGCAGCATGTATAGCTTTTCTATCTGTATCTACTTTGCCTAAACTTATAGTATTCTTTCTCTCTTCTTGATTTTCTGTTGAAGTACCTAATGGCGTCATGGGTTTAGCAGGTATTACCGGTGAAGTTGTATTTGTTGGAGGGGGGTTTAAAACACCAGGTGATGTATAGGCTTCAAATATATTACAACAATCCTGATTCATGTACTATTATTTATGTTCTTTATTAAGAAGCAATGTATTATAGTGCTTATAAACAGCCTGGTAATATGCACTATTGGAAATATTTCTTTGTTCAGATAGTATTTGCTCACATTCTTTTATTTTTAAAGAATTTACCTTTTTTTTAAATTTTTTAGCCATATTAATATTTAATTATGGCTAAGTACAAATTATGTATATGCAGCTATAATACCCCGACAATGATTAATTCGCTCAACAGTATACTCAGAGGTAATTTCATTTATAGCATTTTTTATGTCAATAAAAGTAGGAAAATTACCTTGCCCACAATCATCCGCATCATCTATTAAAATAATATGATCTTTTCTATTGCTAAAGTCTTTAATAGCTTCAATTTCTTCTAGTAACGGTACTTCAAAAACACTATTATGTGCATCTAACCAAAAACAAGCTCGTTCATACGGACTTTCAGTTAAAACCGTTTTTAGAAAAGGTACAGAATCACCTTGGTAGAAATTAATGTTCTTAAAGTTATCTTTTACTTTTCTATAAAAATTTTCTGGAAGACGGGTATCACTGGGTTTATATTTTTCAACCGTATCTATTTTTTGAAAAACAGAGGACATGTGCATTGCTGTAATAGAATCACAAGTTCCTGTTTCAATAAACCAATTTAAATTATCTAAGTCTTTAATTTTCTTCTGCTGAATAAGAGAAAAGATTATATTAATTATAGGGTTTCTTGTATCACATTCCTTATACGGTGGCCAATGCTGTTGATCTTCAGGGTGCTCAGTAAATCCAAGAGTCTGATTTACCTTCTTCCAGTGCTGGGGGTAAACTTTCTCTTTATATACACTACATTTAGAAAAAAGCATATAATATATTATTCTTATCTAAAATTAATCAATATTATGTCTTACAAAATAGCCTTCAGAATTTATTATCGTGGCACCGTGAAACTTATATTTTACAAAAAAATCTTTTGGACTTATTAATGAAAGAAATTTACTTCCATCATCTCTTTCATACAAATAATAAATTTGACCTACAATTGTTTCTGTTCGTATTTCAAACGATTCAACAAATTTGTTCCATTCAAAAAGACTTACTAAATTATTATATTCTGTTTTTAACTCTTCAAGGCGGGTTTTAATTTTATGAGAGAGATTAACCTGGCGATTATTCTCACATTTTTCAAGTTCAGGTAAAATAATCTTTGGAGCTGAATATTCGGCAATATAGCTTTTTTGATTTCTATCTAAAATTACTTTATCGTCGTCCATTAAAAAAATTTCTTAATCCTTTTTTTATTTTTATCTGAACGCGTAGCACGAAAACTTTTGAATCCATGATCTTCTCTCATTTGCCGGGCATGTTCTTTAGAATAAGCTACCCATGGGTTTCGGCGGTCAAACGTTTGTCTTGGCTTACTAGATCTCATTACCAATGCCTTATTACGTTAGCTATAATAAATCCACAAGTTACAAAATTTAATAAAACTATTAAAGTCCGAATAATAAGGCTTATATTTGCATCTCGAACCCGGAGGGTCGGGATCTCCGGTCGACTCTTATCGGTCATTCCCACTCGATGATCTATTGTTCGGGACCAAATAAGCCAGACTTTTATAAATACTCTTTTCATTTAATATATGTATTTTTATTCTTTACTTCCGTGATAAGCTTATAGATTAAATTTTCTGTCAGTTCTTGTCTCAATTTACCCATGGGTGTTTTGTTTTGTTCTCTACAAATACGTAAATGTTCCCCTAATGTCCAAGTAAGTTCTTTAAACTCCTCCTCAAAAAGAATTAATTCTTTAATATGATAATTCATTAGTAAGATCTACGCTTCTTACCCTTATCAGAACGTTGAGCCCTGCATTTTACCCCACACGATTCTCTCCAATATTTTGCCGCCGACTTATTATCCCTATTACCATACATACCAATAATCTTGTTTTTAGTTTTCACAATTTTAGTATAAAGGCTAGTTTTTATAGTTGCAACGAAAAACAGTCTCGGGGCGTATTAACACATAGCAGTCATTATTAGTGCGAAAAAATATAGGCGGGTCATTTTCTAAATAATATTCTTCAAGCTCAAGCATTTTTAAAAAATTTATATAATGAATAATTATTTCTAATTGAGTTTTCTCTTTTTTTACTGCAGGCTTAGATAATTCATTTATTATATCATCAAGGGTAACAGAATTAACCGGTTCTTTCTTCTTTATAAACCAAGAAATCATTTTCTTAATCCATCCCATATAAATACTTATATTTGAAATCATCAACACCTACTTTCACACCGACAATTAGTATTACCCCTATTATATGATTCAAACAGATTTACCTCTAACTGTTTCTCAAGAAATAGAAAAAATTTTTACACAAATACCTTTTATAAAAAATAGTAAACCAGAAGCTATTTATATAGAAAAACTTAAAAAAAATATTAGTGATTACAATTACTATATAAATGAAAATTTTTTAACAAACAAAGCTATTATTGACTCTAGTGAATACAAGAGAATGTATAATTTATTTCCTGCGATTACTTCTTATAGACCTGAATTAGAAAAATTTTTATACAACAAAGGGTTTGAAATCATAGAAAATAGAACATCGGGGTGTTTCTATTATCCCCCAGATGGATTTATGTCGTGGCACACGAATTATAAAAGACAGGATTGGAGAATTTATATAGTAAAAAGCTTACATGGAGATAGTTTTTTTCGATACACCGAACAAGATAACATGATAACCGAATATGATCCCCAGGGGTATTCGTATAGAATATTTTACGTAGGTGATGAAGCCCGGCCTTTCTGGCACTGTGTATACGGGGGAAGCGGGAGATATAGTATTGGATTTAGATTAATGAAAATTTAAAAAGTACACTCCTTAAAAACACCATACACACCATTTTTAGTTATTTGAGCATTCTCTATATAATCTTTATTTTTTAATAGCTCTTTATGTAGAGCTTTTACGTTATACGAAGGTACGGTGGGGAAAAGATGATGGTCTAAGTGGTAGCTTAAATTCCAGTTAAAACCAAAAAATATTTTATCCAGTAATGTGGGGTACATAGTACGAGAATCATCTATTTTTGTTTTTGTAAGACCAAAATGTTCACATATACTTCTTATTCTAAATACAAAAGGAAGATATAAGATAATAGGTAATATCCAAAATAATATATAATAGAAAGCCCAGTTAAAATACAATAATATAAAAAACAATGTCCCGTTAAATAAGGTTATTCCTATAGCTTCTTTTTTATTGTTATTGTAAGTAATATGGTCGAGGGTACGAGATACAGTTGCGCCTCTTAAAAAATATTTTATTCTATCATAAAATGTTTTGTTCTTATTAAGAAAAGTTACCATATAATGAATTCCAAAAACGTATTTAAACACTGTTTTTAAAAACATAGTTTTTTTCTGGGGAAATTTAAATTCTATATTATCTTTTTTATAGATATAATCCGGATCATCATCCGTATTATTATTTTTATGATGGAGAAGGTGACGGGTTCTATATTTTTGTTGAGAAGAAAACATGGGAAAATATAAAAATATGTTTGCAATCCATTCGTTTATTCTTTTATTTCTACATATACGGTAGTGCACACTATCATGGGCTATGGCTGAAAGACTGTGAATACGTGCTCCAATAAGTATAATAGCCAATAATACAGTAAAGATATTAAAAAGCTTTACTGTAAAAAACATAATACTAAAAATAGCAAAATATTCTAAAAAAATTTGAAATAAAGATATAAAAGTATTTGGCTTTGAAAGCTTTACTAAAATCTGATCACTTAGTCTAATCTTCATTTATATTAATAATTATTAAAGTATATTCAAAATAACAGAAGGGGGTATATTTTTAGCTGCGCAGCAGCTTATGGCACAGCCCAAAATGTATAAATATACAAGAATGTATCGATTTATTAAGTGGTTTATAAACGACTGCTCTATAGGATTAGCTCTTATTATTATCGGTATTCTTATTGGCTGGTCCCTAAATACTCTTATCTATAATGTATATAACTTTATACAACGAATATGAAAACATTTAAAGAATACTTCTTACTGGAAAAACGTAAACGTAAGAAACGAAAGACCAAGAGAACTAGAAGAGTTAGAGCTAATAGAATGTATGGGTACCCGTATTGGGGTGGGGGGTATTTTGAATATGAAGGTAGTGGAGGTGGAGACGGTGGGGGTGGTGAATAAGTTAACATATGAATCTAGAACATATTCAAAATGATTTACTTGATCAAATTGATATGTCTCAAATACAAGAGGATGCCTATCTAGATGTAGATAACTATATTTCACAGAAGTCTGGAGAAAACCACTATAGGCTTTTGGCTCATATATCGACATTATATAGGGGGGCTAAATTACTAGATATTGGAACCTTTCGGGGGTGGAGCGCCCTTTCTTTAAGCTATAATCCTGACAATAAAGTTATATCATATGATATATGTCAATCATTTGTAAAAAGCCCTAATCAATTAAAAGATAATATAGAGTATCGAATCGGTAACTTTCTAAACTACCCCGATGAAATAAAGGAGTCACCTTTTATCTTCTTAGATGTAGATCCCCATGATGGTATACAGGAAAGACAGATATTTGATCAATTAGAAGATATTGGTTATAAAGGAATAGTTATGTTAGATGATATACATCATTTCTCGGGGATGAATAGTTTCTTTAATAATATAAAGCAAAGAAAAGCAGATATGACAAAATATGGGCATTGCACGGGAACAGGTATTGTCTACTTCGAATAAAGCCTTATAAGAAGCTATATAAAAAATTATAAAAAAAATTTATAAAAAATTTTGGCATGCACCTATTAGAGAAAAAATTGTTTTGTTCTATATCTATAAATTCCCGTACTTGGGTCTAGATCCCCGGGGGGGTTTTCAAACCCCCTACCGTGTTTTAGAAACCCTATTGTCTTCTAGATACCAGGGTCGAGGATTGAACACTACCGATTGATCCACATCACCATACCATTTATGTTCACCTTCTATATAACGTTCGATGTCTTTCTTTTTAGTTAAGAAGTACTCCATAGCTGAGAGTACCTTTACCTCTGTATCATTCATTGTATTCATTATACCGGCTCCTTATTATTTGGACAAGTATGGACCGCGTAGGGCTCGAACCTACAACCAATTGGTTAAAAGCCAACTGCTCTACCATTGAGCTAGCAGTCCGTAATCGGTCTTGGGCGTACTAGGATTTGAACCTAGGACCAAGGCATTATGAGTGCCCTGCTCTGACCGCTGAGCTATACGCCCAATAGGTTCTTAGTCTATTTGATTATAACGTTCGAGGGCCTTATCAATACTCGTACACGTCCATCCCATAATACCCCACAACGAAGATCCTGGATACGTCTCAGATGGTTCAATAAACGACCCACCCATATTGTATCCATTATGACGACCTAGCCTGACTACCTCGTAATTGTTAATCGTACTATCATCTCGGGTCTGTTGGAAGATAGCCTTCATACCATCCCGCTTTAGTTGTGTGTAGGTAAAGCCCTTCTTCTTAAACTGAGTAGGGATTACTTTGTATTCAATACCATTAATTGTTTGTGTCATATAGTTATATTGTAGAGGTTAATTGCGTCCAAAGCAATTGAATAGTTGCTTCACATCCACCTTCATCGGGACGAAGTGTAGTTCAATGATGTTGTTCTTACAGTAGGTACGATATGCACCTAACATATAAGCGTAGATGTCGGTAACAATCATCGAGCTGTCCAGGTTGTAAAGATAGCTGTCAACACAGACAACGCAATAGCTGTAACAATGTATTCCATTATGCCATCTCCTGAAGCTCTGAATACCGACTACCACTAGCCTTGGACTCATAGACGTGATGCTCACTGATGGCACTACGCATTAAGTTCTCTACCGTCTCCCGTAAGGTCTGATCACCATACAATTGCTCTACCTCTTCGGCTAGGTTCTTATCGACTGCAATGAAGCGCTTGTTCGACTTAACAACACTGATGCGCTCTTCACTTACACGATAGACATGGAAGGGGTTCTTGTCATCCTTACAGAACTTATTCTTATACTTCTTGACCAGGTTATGAGCTTTCTCATCAAGAGAGGTCTTTGCATAGCCTTTGTTCTTCATGCGTTCGACCTTCAGGCCAAACTCCTCGGCCCTCTTTTTGAATGCCTTGTTATGATACTGATTGACATTACAGTCAACGATCTCTTCTACCGAGTTCTTATAATGAGCCATCTCATGGATCAAAGTCTCACAAACGTCTTCAAC